ATGATAATTAAATGTATAGGGTCAGCTTTTTTTTAGAAACAGTGTCTGCGATCCCGCCGCGTAGAGGGACACCCCGCGAGGAACCCACCCTTCGGGTGGAACCCCGCGAGGGTTTAATGCAGTGCTTAGTGCATAGGGCAGCCAGAAAAGCCCTCATTTGTCACATGCGCTACGCGCACCGATAACGAACCCCTTTCGGGCTCCCTTATTAAGTGTAGATTTGTGTAGGGGGCTCATAAAAAGTGGCGCTTGCAGGACCACCATTTCCTAATAAAGTATCTTTGTAACGGTCACGACTCAATTTTGAAATATCAGGTAACTCGTTACACATCACAACAACGTGACATTTTTGTTCCATAAATTTTGTAGTACTATCGTACTTAGGTGAAAAGATCATGCCGTCCTTTACTGACTCCAAGAAAGAGTACTGCAAATACTCCATGCATCCTCGAGGGATGTTGAGAAAGACAACTCTGACAGAAGTGCGCAGTGAGTGAGCGAGGTCGTCACGCTTCCCGACACTTAGCATTTGGCACGTGCCGGGATTTTTAAACATATAGTATTTAATGAACCAAGTTTTTCCGTTATTACCTTCTGGGTCGATTACAAATCGGACGGTTCGGTCATCTGGCTCGCCATCGAGCTCTGACTCGAGTTCTCGTTGCCAATCTCTAAGTTGTCCAATTTCCAATGAAGGCGGTTGATAGAGTTCATCAATAGCGTGAATAACGGACGTGCGATATCGTCCGACAAGGGAGGGGAATTGTTCCCAGAGTTCGCCCATCGTTGGCCGAACGACGGCTTGTTTAATGTAGTCGCGGAGCGCTTCCCAGTCATTGCGTTTGCCGGATTGGTCGATGACGCCGTGTTCCACAAAGTCACCGTCTTTCTTGCAATAGGTTGAGGCTTGCTCACTTGTTCCGCGGGCGGGTTCCAAGTGACATCGGTTTCCGAGAAGGGATTTGGCGGAGGAAAGGGCTTTTCTTGCTTTAAAGATAATAAAGCCTTGGATGTGAGGCGTTCCGCTTTCTCCGGTTTCATATCCGAGGACCCCATATTTAACATGGTCGGATTGTATGAGATCAACAAGTAGATCTCGTTCACCAGGGGTGAAGTTGTTGAGTGTAAAACACCAACGTTGTGATTGTGTTCCGGGACGAGAAGGCATTTTGGATTTTATGAGAAGTAGGAAGTAAGAAGTGTGGGGGGTAATACTGCACCCCCACACTTCCCTTTTCGCGACACCGCGCGGTGTCACTCTTTTTCCTTTCATAATGTCTTGGGTTACTCCCGTTAAAAAGGTTTTGAAACGATCGTTTGACGATTGGAACGAGGCCAGCGCTCTATTCGAAACTCCAGGTGCGCCGAACCCCTATTTCTTTGTCACACCAGAGGTCGTGCGAAGTGATTTGAATAAACCGGACTACCGTTCATATTTTCAAATGCCAGTCCGCAAGAAGATGAAGATGACAGTTGTGCGCCGTCGGCGCGGGAGGCGCGTCGTTCGAAAACGCACGATCGGCAGGCGACGTCGTTCAAATTGGAAAGTGCGCGCAAGGCGTCAGATAGGAAAGCCGTTGCAACAGAAGGCTGCCGTTAAAACAGCTCTATCCTCAGAGTCGTTGAACTTTGCCATGAACAATAATACGTTGTATTCGTTTGATTTAGATAGGATTCCGTTACAGGGAACAGGAAAAAACCAACGGGATTCAGATCGTGTAAACATCAGAGGTATAAGAACCATGGTGAGTTTTTGTAATTCACTCGGTGGTTCGACTGGTCCCACGGGACTGCCCAACATGATACATGTCAACTTTGCATGGATTGGCTTGAAGAGAGAAGATGCGAATAATTTAGAACTTGATTTCTTCAGGTCTGATGCGGATCAGAGAGGAAGTGGTTTTGCCAACGCACCTCCGATTTTCAGTAAATATCAAGCCATCAATACAGACAAGTTTGTTGTTTTGAAGCATAAGAGAATTAGCCTAAACCCGCATTTGGCGGGAATCCCGGGATATTCATACACGAGGAAGTTTTGGATGCCAATCAAAAGACAAGTGGTCTTTGAAGCACCCACTGACGTACAACCCCAAGAAGGACGAATGTTATTCGTGTGTTGGGCCATCGGAGCATTTTACAATGGAGGAACCACTCAAGCAGATATATGCAGACTTTCTATTCGAAACGTTTTGTTTTTTACTGATGATAATTAAATGTATAGGGTCAGCTTTTTTTTAGAAACAGTGTCTGCGATCCCGCCGCGTAGAGGGACACCCCGCGAGGAACCCACCCTTCGGGTGGAACCCCGCGAGGGTTTAATGCA